CGCAAGCGCTGGGACCGCGACACCCTCGGCGAGGGCCTGGCCGCGCTGTGCGAGCACTTCCTGGCCGAGCAACGACAACTCTGAGTCGTCGAGGTGGTGAGACATGGCCACCATCAAGGAGATCGAGCGCGTCGAGCGGCGCAGCAAGGCCATCGCGTTGCGGTTGGCCGGGGTGGACTACGACTCGATCGCCAAGCAGCTGGGCTACTCCAACCGCGCCACCGCCTACAACGACATCGAAACGGCACTGGCCAAGCAGGTCGAGTCCAACTCCCGCGTACTCGAAGAACTGCGCGAGATCGAACTCATGCGCCTGGACCGGCTGCAAGCCGCCGCGTGGCGCCAAGCACTCGACGGCGACTACCGCGCCATCGAGGTGTGTTTGAAGCTCATCGACCGCCGCTGCAAGCTGCTCGGCTTGGACGCGCCAGAGCGAGTCGAGGTGATCACCGTTGACTGGCTTGACGCCGCAATTCGAGACGTCCAGGCAAAAATCGACGCACGAAGTGCAGCTGTCGCGACTGTTGCGCTTGAAGCAGCTCCAGAGTGAGTACGACCGCCTGGAAGCCGAGCGTCTGTCCAAGCTGGACGTGTTCGCGATCCTCGGCTACGTCCCGACACCCAAGCAGCAAGAGTTCCATGATGCCAAGGAATTCGACTTGCTTTTCGGAGGTGCGGCGGGCGGGGGCAAGAGCCGAGCGCTGGTCATGCATGCGATCCGGGAGTGTGTACGGTACCCCGGGATTCGCGTCGGCGCGTTCCGCCGAACGTATGGCGAGCTGAAGGAATCCCTGCTGGCGGAGCTGGCTCAGGTGGACTACGCCCGCGCGCTGGACGCGGTGTGGGCGGCGGCCTCCTATGAGCTGAGGTTCCCCAACGGCAGCCTGATCATGTTCCGGTACGCCGAGACGATGGCGGACGCCACCCGACGGCTGGGTGGCCAGTACCAGCTCATGATCTTCGATGAGCGGACGCTGACCTCTCCGGATGTGGTGTCGTTCCTGGAATCCCGGCTCCGATCAGGTCGGGCCGACATCCCGGTGCTGGGCATTCGCAGCACCACGAACCCGGGCGGCCCGGGGCATACGCACGTCAAGGCGCGCTACATCCGGCCCACCAACTACGGCGAGAAGGTTTATACCGACGAACGCAACCGCACCGTGCGGTTCATCCCGTCGAAGTTGTCGGACAACCCGCACATCAATCCCGAGTACGCCTCGGACCTGATGGCGCTACCGGACAAGCTGCGCGCGGCCTACCTCGACGGCAACTGGGACATCTTCGCCGGAATGATGTTCCCCGAGTGGGACCGTCACCGGCACATCGTCTCACCGCGACAGATGCCGCCGACCTGGCGCCGCTACTGCGGAATCGACTGGGGCTACACCGCGCCGTGGGCGGTTGTGTGGGCCGCACTCGACGAGGACGGCCGAGTCTGGATCTACCGCGAGATCAAGCAGCGCGAGGTCGGCGAAGCCGAGCAGGCACGCAAGATCCTCGCCGCCGAAGGCCCCGGCGAGAACATCACCGCCCGCTACGCCGACGACGCGATGTGGTCGCTGCGCGGTGACGCCAAGCCAATCTCCCGGATCTACTCCGAACAGGGCTGCCACCTCACCCAGGCGGGCAAGGGCCCCGGCTCGCGCATCGCGGGCTGGCAACGCATCCACAGCTACCTCGCCGACGGCCCGGCCTGCCCGGAACACCGGGCGATGGGCTGGGGCACCTGCCCGATGCTGCATGCGTTCGACACGTGCGAGGCTCTTGCCTCGGGCATCTCCGACCTGCCGCACAGCCAGACCGGCAATCCCGAGGACGCCGACACCAACGCTGACGACCACTGTCTTGTAGCGGGAACGGGCGTCACGACGGCTCGCGGTCAGGTAGCTATCGAGAACGTCACAACCGACGACCTCGTCCTGACGCGCGGCGGCTGGCGCCGCGTCCTGTTCTCCGGCCGCACTGGAGTAAACCGCCCGGTACGGTCCATCCAGACAGCGGACGGTGTAGTGCTGACAGGCACAGGAAACCATCCCGTATTCGTTGTGGGTCGCGGCTTTGTTCCATTGGATGCAGTGCGATATGCGGATATGCTGCTGACATGGCCCGAGGACGCAAACCAGGCAGCACCGGACGGGTTGAAGCCGTCACCTTCAACGGCATCATCTTCCGTCGCTACCCAGACTCCAAACGTCAGTCCGACGCGCGGTACTACTCACCACTACCTCACCACCGTGCGCAAGGCGTGGGACGACTTCACCAGGAGATCTACAAGGCTCACCACGGGCCAATCCCCGCTGGATTCGACGTCCACCACAGAGACCACGACCACAGCAACAACGATCCGGACAACCTCGTTCTCGTGGATGGCAGCGAGCATGCCGCGCACCACGCCAGCACCCACCCCGGCACGCCCGAGCACATGGAGCAAATCCGACCGTTGGCAGCAGAGTGGCACCGATCCGACGAGGGACGAGAGTGGCACCGCGAGCATGCCCGTCAGGCATGGGAAGGTCGCGAACACCGCAACGCTGTCTGCGAGCAGTGCGGCAAGGACTACGGCACCCGGCACAACGGCACGGCCCGATTCTGCTCCAATAATTGCAAGGCCCAGTGGCGGCGCGTGTCCGGAGTGGACCACGAAGACCGCACCTGCATCTTGTGTCGGCGCACATACCGGATCAACAAGTACGCCAAGGCGCGGACCTGTTCCCGTGAGTGTGGTCAGGCTGTCCGACGAGGGAAGTCGCCGAGCTGATGTCTACAACCTGACGGTCGACCAGGATCCCGAGTACTTCGCAAACGGGATCCTGGTGCACAACTGCGCAGACGCGTTGCGGTACCTGCTGGTCAACCTGGGCAGCGAGGCCAAGTTCCATTTCGCGGGCCAGCCGGTGATCACACCGCAGACCATCGATCCGCAAGCCAAGAATCCGGATCCCCAGCCACCGGCGCCACTGCCGCAGACCTTCGGGGGCTTCCCCGTGCTCGGACAGGGGGGCGATCCGTGGGCCTCACCGACCGCGTCAGAGGTTTCTTTCGGCCCGCAGTAACAGAAAGCGCTGTCGCGGAGAAGGCTCCCGACGCGGTCATGACACCGCCGACGACCGCGCAGGTACGCAGGATCGGCTACGAGTACGGCATTCCGCTGTCCTCGATGTCGGCCAGCACGCAGGTATCGGCCACCTCCGAGCGTCAGCAGATCCTGTCGCAGCTCCACCAGCTCTACATGACCTGCGACTGGGTCTCCTCCAGCATCGACGTGGTGGCGCGCACGGTCACCGCCGGTGGCCTGCAAGTGGTGGCGGACGCCTCGATCACCGAAGGGGACATCGCCGACGACCCACCGCCGGTGATGCGGCTGAAGCGGTTGACGGCGTTCGTCAATCCCCGCGAGGACATGATCCAGCTGCTGCGCAACGTGGTCATCGACCTGCTGCTGTTCGGCGACGCGTACCTGGAAGTGGTGTGCCTGCTGGGTGAGCCGGTGGCGCTGTACACACTGGACGCCACGACCATGACCGTGGACGCCGACGAGCACGGCGAGGTTCGGGAATATATCCAGAACGTCGACGGGGTGAGGTCGGCGAACTTCGGCCCCGACGACGTCATCCACTTCTCCCTGGACGCCCCTCGCGGCGGCCTGTACGGCGTGTCCCCGGCTCAGAAGGTGCTGCTGCCCGCAACGGCGTGGCTGTTCACCATGGCCACCCTCAAGGAATGCTTCCGGCGAGGGGATCCGCCGAGATTGCACGTGGATCTCAACCACTACTCCGACACCGATGTACAGCGGTGGCGCGAGCAGTACCGGATATCGAACCTGGGGCCGAAGGCGGTGGGGGAGCCGCTGACCACCACCGGCGGCGGCGCCGTGCAGGTGCTGGACCCGCGCAAGGTCACCGACTACCTCGACGCCGCCCGACAGCTACGCGACGAGATCATCTGCGGATTCGGCGTGCCGCCCTCGAAGCTGGGCATCATCGAGACCGGCAACCTCGGCGGCGGCACCGGGGAAGCCCAGGACAAGACGTTCAGAGTCAACACGGTCATCCCGGTCGGCAACCTGATCCTGGAAAAGCTGAACTTTCACCTGCTCCAGCAAGGTTTCGGCATCTACGACTACCACCTGGAGTTCTCCGAGATCGACTTCCGGGACTCCAAGATCGTCGAAGAGATCCGGGATATGCGGCTGCGCAACGGGTCCTACTCGTTGAACCGCTACCGCGACGAGATCGGCGAGCCCCCGGTGCCCGGTGGCGACCTGTGCATCCTGGTCGACCGCCAAGGCGTCATCGCCTGGGAGGACATGGACGCCATGTCCAAGTCCACTGTGGCCTACCGCGTCGCACCACTGACGCAGGCCGGTGTGGACGGTTACGTGCCCGGCGTTCCGCCGTCGGTGCTCAACGACCCGGCGATGCCCGACCCGGGTACCGCGACCGTGCCCAGTGTGGTTCCCCGCGCCCAGCGGGATCCGGCCACCGAGCCGGGCCTGCACCTGGACGGCATCCAAGGTGTGCCCCCCAAGGAGTCCGCGGTCGCGCGTGATCAGCGGCGACTGTCGGAGTCCTGGCAGGCCGCCTACCGGGCTCGGCGGGCGAAGGCACTGCGCGAGCTGCCCAAGGTCGACGCGTAGGAGGGGTTATGCGCCACCGGGTCGAGAGCCGTCCACTGGGGACGGCCGATATCGCCGAGCTGCTACACACCGACCGCCACACCCCACAGGTCTGGTACCAGCGTGCCGTGTTGCCCACACCGGATTGGATGGTCAACTCCCGCTATCCGGTGTGGACACACGCCACGATCGTGCGGTGGGCACTGGCCACCGGACGCTGGCCGGTGGCGGCGTGACCGGCACCGACGCCGACCAGGCGCAGCCACTGGTCATCACCCCTACCGCGGAACCGGATCCGGAAGCCCCGGCCAACCCGGATGACCTCGCCGAGTTCTGGCGGCTCTACCACGACATCCTCGCCCGCCGCACTCGCGAGGGAGGGCAGTGATGGATCCCGGACATCCCACCCGCGCCGAGGACGTACTGCCGCTGATTTCGAAGCGTGTCGGTTGACCCACATACAAACTTCAGGGAGGTCGCCGTGCCGCAGGCAGGCGAGCAGGACCCGGTTGTCACCGGCCGGTCCAACGCCGGATTCTTGATTGTCGACCAGCTCTACAGCAACACCACCACCACGGTGGGCACCGCGCTGACGCTGACCGACCAGGCCACCGCGCCGTCGACACCAGCGAGCGGCAGCATCGTGTACTCGATGGCGGGCAGTCCGGCGTTCAAGGACTCCTCAGGCAACGTCACGACGCTGAAGAACTCCGATCCAACGGCCAGCGACTCACTGCTGGCGGCATGGGCGTTCGACCCGTCGGTCGCCGCCGGTACTTTCCTGACCACCGCCGGAGTTCTGTACCTGGTGAAGGTCATCCTGCCCGCCGCGCAGACCATCACCAACGGCCTGGTCTCGGTCACCACCGCCGGAGGAACCCTGACCACCGCGCAGAACTGGATCGCGCTCTATACCGCCACCGGCACCCGTGTAGCAGTCTCGGCCGACCAGACCACCGCGTTCGCCTCCGCCGGACTGATCACCGCCGCGTTCACCTCCCCCTACGCGGCCGCCGCCGGTGCCTACTACGTCGGCGTGCTGTGCAACGGCAGCACGGCGGTGACGCTGGCATCCGGGTCGGCGCTCAAGCCCGGCAACGTGGCGATCGGCAACGCCGGACTGGCCACGGCCACCAGCCGCTACCTGACCTCGGGCACCGGAGCGACGGTAACACCGACGTCGGTGACGATGGCCAGCGCCAGCGGCAACGTCGCGGCCAACATCTGGGCCGCGATCAGCTAATCGATCTCCCGCGCGGTCCGGGATCGACCGCATACCAACAACTCCGTGATGGAGAGGTGGGCGTGATGCCCAAGGAACAGATCAACTACCCGCGCGTGGTCGAGGTCACCTGCGCCAGTAGCGACGGCACGCCGAACTCGACTGAGAAGTGGGAAGACCCCCTTGTCAACGTCAACTGGCGCAACAGTCCCGATGGGACTGGGCACGTGCAGGTATCACTCGACCTGCCCGAAAAGTACCTTCGTATGGCGGTGGAGAGCCTCAATGGCGACCTGGTGACTGGGTCGTCGCTGGCGTGGTCACCGGTGCTCGACCGACACGACATCAACCGCATGATTCGTGCTCTACGTAGGGCGCGCGACGCCGCCTACGGCGCTGACGCCTGAGATGTAATGCCCGGCGGGAGCAGGAGTCGAACCTGCGCAACCACTCGCTCTGACCACTGAGCTACCCCGCCGGGTCACCATGCGCCACACGGCGGCGCCAGTATAGGCAGGTCGGAGGTCACTTGTGGCCGACGACCAGCCGGAGGTTTCCACCGGCGCGATGATCGCGCTGTACCCGCCGCCCACAGTGGTCGACGCGCTCGTAGTGCCCGACGGTGAAGCGCCGGAGGAGTTGCACTGCACGGTCGCCTACCTCGGCGACGCGGTCGACGTCGACCTCCAGGCCATGCTGTCGGCGGCCGCGGCGGTGGTCAACCGGGCACCGATCATCGGCTCGATCTCCGGGCACGCGGTGTTCGTCGGCGGGGAACAGGACGTCCTGGTCGCCCTGGTGGACTCCGCGGACCTGGAGTGGCTGCGCCGGGATCTGGTCGATTCCCTGACCGCCCACGGGATCGAGGTGAACAGCGAGCACGGCTACACCGCGCACATCACCCGCCGCTACCTGGACGACAACACCCTGACCGGCCTTCCGAGGATGCCGCCGGTGCCGGTGGCGTTCGGGGCGCTGGCCGTGGTGCACGGCGACCGACGGATCGACCTGCCGTTCGCCGCCATGGCCGGGGAGGCGATCGGGCCGTACGCGCGCACCGCCTACGCCCAGGGCTGGGCGGCCTCGGGTGGCCCGATGACCGAGCGCGTCCAGGCCGGATGCGTCGCGGCGGTGCGGTTGGCGATCGAGCATGTCGGGGATCCGGGAATCCTGGAGGCCACACTGCGCCTGGGGCACCTGGAAGGCACGTGGGCGGCGATATTCGCCCGGCGCGAGCAGATCTACCGCGACCACATCGCCGCGATCACCGCGGCCTGGTTGGTGGTGGTACGGCGGATCAACCTCGCGGTGGCCGTGCGCCGGTGTCGGGATTCTCTCGGGCTGACCGAGGCCGCGGACGCGGGCAATGCCGAGCACCGGGACCTGATCACCCGCGCGATCGCCGCGTCCGTGCTGGCGGCGGCGGTGGGGCACGACGGGGATCCGGTCAGCCGGGAAGGGCTGATCGCGGCGTTGGCGGCGACGCTGCGTGCGGCGCAGGCCGAAGGTGTGGCCGACGCGTTGGCGATCGCGGCCGAGGATGCCGATGGGGAGTTCGACTTCGCCCAGGCCTATGACGACGCGTTCATGAATCTGGGCGACGTTCATGATCGTTTCTGGGGGCAGGCGCTGGGCCTGCTCGACGCAATCCAGGGCGCGGTCGCCCTGGCGCTGGCGAAGGTACTCGCCCGCGCGGTCCGAGATGGACTGTCCGAACGCGACATGCTCGACGCCGCTCAGACCGCATTGGACTCGGCGTCGGTCACCGCCGCGGTGGCGATGCTCATCGACTTCGCCATCTCCGCCGCGTTCACCACCGGCACCCGGTCGCTGTTTGGCCGCTACGGCGTCGGCACCGTCAACTACCTCACCGCGGGCGACGACAACGTGTGCCCGGTGTGTGACGAGGCCGAGGGCGGAAACCCGTGGCCCGTCAGCGAGGTGCCGTTGCCCCCTCAGCATCACCGCTGCCGGTGCGTAATTTCCGCCGCCGAGGATCTCCCGGCTGACGCCTACGACAAATACCTGGAGGGATCCTGATGCCCGGCGGACCGACCATCACCCCGACTGACCGCTCCGACAACGTGATCTCTGCTGGGACGGCGCAGGTGCTGACTATTCCGGGGCTGACCACCACCATCGGTGGCGCGGTCGGGACCTACACGTTCGGCCCGATTTCCGTTGCCAGTACCAGTTTTCTGTTCTGGTACGTGTCCGTCGGCGGGGTCACCGGTGGGGCGACCTCGCCGACCATCGATTTCTACTTCGACTATCTGGGCCCGGATGCCACCACGGTCATCGGCTCAGGTGTCGTGCACCTGACGCAATTCACCGGTGCTGGCGCCACATTCTCCAACATCGGGCCAGCTCCGATCGCCGGTGGTGGCGGGTTCCTCATTCCCACGCTGGCGCAGATCCGTGCGGTGGTGGGCTCGGCGTCTGGGTCGCCGACGTTCACCGGCGTGAAGATGATCATCGTCGGTCGGTGAGCGATGCCACCGGAGTCCCGACTGATCCGCGACCAACGCGCCCGGCAAGCCGCCGAGGCCGACATCGCCCTGATCGAACTGGTCGCCGAGCTGCTGCCCGACCTGCTCCTGGATGCCTTCAAGGACCCCCGGGTCCGGACCTCGATCGTCAACATCGTCGCCGCCGCATCCCCGCCGCGAAAGCCCACCCCGACATCGGGGACTACCGCCAATCCGCGGAGAGGAGGCAGGCGTGTCTGACCAGCCCATCGCCACGATCACCGGGACGATGCTCACCCCCGGGGTCAGCCTCAACCGCAGGCTGTACACCCCGACGATGATCGAGCAGGCCGTGACGCGCATGAAGGCACGCATGGCCGATCCCGCCGCGTTGCCGATCGTGATGCGTACCCACCATGACGCCGAGGACGACTCCCGGCAGATTGTGGGTCGGTTGACCAGTGTGGATCTCGATTCCTCTGGTGCCGCAACGTATTCGGCGTCGCTGTATGACACCCGGGCCGGGCGCGACATCGCCAGCCTGGTCACCCCGAAGAACCCGGCGCTGAAAACGGTGAGCATTCACGGCTACTTCCTCGGGCCGGTGCGCACCGAGCAGGTCGACGGCGAGAGCGTCCACACCGCCGACGACCTGGAGATCGACGCGGTGGACTTCACCGCGACCCCCGGCGTGGTCGGCGCGCAGGTGTCGACGGCGACGTGGAACGGACTGTTCGGTACCACCGAGACCGCCAGCGGCGGTCGCACCCCGATCCGGGAGTCGATCTCCGCGCAGGTCACCGAGTACACGGGCACGCAGAAGGACGCCATGGTCGGCTCCGGTGCGGCCATGAAGAACCCGTCCGGCGATGGCAGCTATCCGATCAAGACCAAGGCTGACCTGCGCAAGGCGATCCGCGCGGTCGGCCGTGGCGGTGCCGATCACGACAAGATCCGGCGGCACATCATCGCCCGTGCGAAGGCCCTGGGGCTCAGCGCGATGATCCCCGACAACTGGGGCAGCGACGGATCGATCAGCAAGGAATCGACGATCCGGCTGGGGGAGCTGCGCGAGTACTACCCCGACGGCCCGGAATCCTCCACGGCGGCCGGATTTTGCCTGGACGCCTACAACGGCCCGATCTCGCTGACCATGCGGGCCTGCGGACTGGATCCCGCCGACCTGCGCGTGATCACCATGGCCGCCATCGGCGCGGCCTGCGACGCGCTGGAGGCGATGGATCCCGACCTCGACGGCGACATCGACGTGCCCGGCGCACCGACGGAGGACACCGACGGCGACACCGGAGAGTCGGTAGTCCCCGACGCCGCGGTGTCCGAGGTCGCGGTGGCGACCGTCCGGCATCGACGACCCGACGAGCCCGATACCCCGGCAGAGCCGGACGACCCCGTCCCCCCTGTCGACGACCCCCCTGCCGACGCGGCCGGGACCACTGAATCCACTACTGAGGAGGTGCCCGCGGTGAGCGAGGCAACCCAGGTGGCCGCGGAGACCGCGGCGGCACCGAGTACGAACCCGACCCTGACCGAGGCTGATCTGACCGCGCTGGGCGGTGCGATCAGCACGGCGCTGGGCGAAAGCCTGGCGCCCCTGATTGCCGCGCTGACCCCCCCGACGGCGCCTGCCGTCGAGGCCGCTCCTGTCGCTGCCGCACCCGTCACCGAGAGCGCTCCGAAGGTGACGACCGAGGCCGCTGGGCTGGGGGAGACCCTGCGTGCCGAGCTGCTCGCGGAGGTCAAGGCCGCGGTGGCCGCGGAGCGCGCGGACCTGGACACGCAGCGGGAGGTCCTGCGTGCCGAGCTGCTGCGTGAGTACGGCACCCCGGCGCGGCGCGGTTTCCGTGCCCACGAGTCGACTGCCCCCACCACTGAGGAGGAGCAGCAGGCGGCGTGGGACAGGCGCACCGAGATCGCGCTGGGCACGTTCGGCATGACCCCGGCACCGGTTCCCGGCACCGGGTCGGCACCGGCGGTGACCACGCCAGCCGCGTAAGGAATCACTCGGCCGCATAGCGGCTGGCCCCCCTCAGACCAAGCCCCGTATGGACATTGATCCGACGGGGCTTTTGCATGCCAGAAAGAGGCTCCAATGCCTACAGAGCTGGAAGAGGCGCTGACTACCGCCGGTACCGTCAGCCCGTTGATCCCGAAGTCTATCGACCCGGTTTTGCTGGAGTACCAGCGCCGGTATGCGCCACTTCTGGCGGCTATTCCCACCAAGCAGTGGAATAGCACGGTGTACTATTTTAACCGTCGTACCGCGCGTCCGGATTCCGGTGGTGTCACCGATGGTGGCGCACGGCCGATCGGCAACTCCACCTACGAGCAGGCCGCATTCAACATTCGACTCTTTCAAGCCGTTGGAAGTGTCACGGGCTTCGCCCAAGTCGTTACTCGGGATCTCGCCGGTGATTTGCGACAGCTGGAGCTGGACGGCACTGTCACGTCCATGCTGTGGACCCTGGAGAATGCGATCATCTGGGGTAACGACGGCGCTACCGCGGCGGGCCAGTACCCGATCTGCTCGGGTCTGGACTACCTGGTGTCCAACTGGACTGCCGGTTCTGGGTCGAATGCGTACGTCAACGCGCTCGATCTGAACACCAATTTCCTGCTCAAGCACCTCGATGAGCTGATCGACGTGGTCGAGACCAATGCGGCTATGCCGATTGGTGCGAACTACATGTTCGTGATGTCGCCGCGCATGGTTGGTGCGGTCAGCCAGCTTCTGCTCAACCAGCAGCGGTTCATGGCCCCGACCACCTCCATCGGCGCTGGTCTGAACGTGCCGACCTATCGGGATATCCCGTTGGTCAAGACGTCGTTCCTGTCGCCGCGCAGTAACCAGCAGGGTGCGGTGACCACCGCGACGTCCGGTTCTGGAGGTACGTTGGCGGCGGCGACCTATTACTACCAGGTCGCGGCGGTTATCGCGCGATTTGGTGAGGTGCAGGCCTCGACCGAGGTATCGCAGACCACGTCGGGTTCCACGTCCACGGTAACCCTGACCGTGGCCGCGCCGAGCAATATGCCCGACGGTGCGACACCGATTCTGTACAAGGTGTACCGCTCCACCAGCACCGGCGCGGAGACCCTGATCGGCACCGTGGACGCGTTCGATTCCACGGGCGTGGCGACCACGTCGATCATCGACACCGGCACCAACCTGCTCACCAACTCCAGCGGCAACACCGGTCCGGCCGCCTACCAGGGCACCAACACCGGCGCGAAGCCGCGCAATGGCGTGCAGGAGGACATCTACCTGATCCCGCGTGACCCGGCATTCCTGTGCCGTCCGTACACGCGCGACATGCAGGTTCTGCCACTGGCACCGACGGTGACCGCGCCGGATACACTCCCTTTCGCTGTACTTACGGACACTTGCCTTGCGGTTAGGGCTAGCAAATATGTCGGCAGGGCAAGTCGACTGGTAGCCGCGATTTAAGAAACACGTTATCTAGGATAGCGCAGAATTGCCCATCTGCGCTATCCTAGATAAGACCTCGGCGGGTGCGTGAACACCCCCGAGGCGTGGCCGAACTAGCGAAAGTAGCTCGACTTGCAACAGCGTACCATCGAGGCGTTCTGGGATCGCGTCCTCAAAATCGAACTGACCGGCTGCTGGTTGTGGCGTGCGCACATCCAGCGCAACTCCTACGGCACATGGTCGTACTCCGAGAACGGCCGGACAGTAACGGTATATGTTCACCGGCACTCGTATGAACTCATGATCGGACCGATCCCTGACGGCCTTGTCCTAGATCACCTCTGCAAGGTTCGTTTCTGCGTCAACCCTGCACATCTAGAACCAGTGACCCAAGTCGAGAACCTACGCCGAGCAAAGGCTGGCGAAGGTGGAGCCGCATTTCAGCGAAACAAGACCCACTGTCCCCAAGGGCATCCGTACTCAGGTGACAACCTCCAGATTCGCACCAGCGGCGCACGCCACTGCCGTACATGCCGTCGCGTTGCCATGGCAAGCCGCCGGGCCAGGATGCGTACTGAAAACCCGCCATCGCCACGCGCGCCCAAGCCGTTCTGCAAGAACGGTCACGAGTTCACCGCTGAGAACACCTACGTCACGCCGTCTACCGGGTCGCGAAGCTGTCGAGAGTGCAAGCGTCAGCAGGTTCGCAAGTACCGAGCTGCCCCCAAGGTCGTGCAGTTCCGATCGACGGAGTGCAAGCACGGTCATCCCTACGACGAGGCCAACACGTACATCGACCCACACGGGAACCGCAACTGCAAGGCGTGTGCGCGGGCACGGACCAATGAGTGGTACGCCCGCAAAGTGGCTGCCGCTACCCAGTGACCGGAGGGCCCGGTGCGGTCCCGGGCCCTCCGCCTTTTCGCATCAAACCAGACGGAGGACGCATGTGGCTGCGTAAGA